TGTTTAATGCCGATAAAGCGGGCGAGTTGTTGGGCTGCTTGATGGTTTAACAATGTGGTCATGTTGTGCGCTTTCTGAGGTGGGTTCGGAGGGCTTCGAGGCGGGCTATTTCGTGGCGGTATCGGCGGACGGTGAGGTCTGAGAGGTGCCGGTCGGCGCGTAGGCGGAGTTGGTACCAATCCAAGAGACGTTCAACGTCTTTAACGGTTTCGGGTAGCGGCTTGTTCGGTGGCATCTGTTGGGCGTTCTACGTGGATTACGTGGAGGTCGTCCCATAAGGCGAGGACGAATAGGGCGGCGAGGTTCGAGTCGCATACCGGGCAACGGTCGGCGGGTGGCATGAGCCAAGCCCGGGTCTTTGAGAGTTGGCCGATGAGCTGGCCGCATCCGTCGCAATCGTGGGGTTCGACGACTTCGTAGCGGGTGACTTTACGCATCGCGGAACTCTCCGTAGTTGACGAGCCACTCGCCGACCTCTTGGGTGTCGAGGCCGGCGTGGTGCGCTTCGGCGATGATGCTTTCCGCGGCTTCTACCATGTGTTCAAGGATGGCCATCCGTTCGTAGGCGTAGGCGAGGCGTTGTTGTGCTTCGTCGAGTTTCCATCCGCATTGTTCGAGGAGTCGGCGTTGGAAGTGGTGGAGGTCTTCGTTTTTGGGTTTTACGGGTTCGATTGGGGCGGGCGTTGTTTGGAACGCTTCCCATATGTCGTCACTCATGGCTTGGGGTCCTCTCCTCGGAAGTAATATGCGTATTCTTTGTAGCGTTCGATTTCGTCGAGCGCGGCGCGGTAATCGCCAGCGAGAACGACCCATACGTACTCTCCGGTTCCGAGGGCTACTTGGTAGCAGGGCGCTTCGGCCTTGCTGAACGGGTAGGGAAGATTATTCGTAGACATCTTGGAGCTTTTCTGCTTGGCATTGCATAATCAGCCTTTTATGTAAAAAGACTTCTCCCGTTTCTTCATCGGTATGGATTGCCTCTTCAATGCGTAGTGTCGGGGTTGAGGTCGGCCAGTAACCGTGTTTTCTTATGGATCCCATGAGTTCTAGCGGTAGAGCTTTCTTTAACTCTGGAATAAGAATTTCGGCGTTTTCGGATGATACGTCGGTCGCGACTGCGAAAGTTTTTTTCTCACTCATAGAAGCCCTCCCGGTCAAGTGGGCGAACGATGTCGGCGACGAACACAACGGCCGCGGCAATAAAGAGGCCGGCGACGACCCATATTGCGATCTTTTCGATAATGCTCATTGGTTTTGTTCTCCTTCGTAGAGGCGGCATTGGGGGTCTTCTAAGGCGACGGCGATCGGGAGCGGGCAGCGGGCCGCTTTGCCGCACGTAGCGCAATCGGGGACGGGTACGGGGGTCGGTGGCGGGTTCTCAATACTGTCTAGGACGGCTTCGAGTTCCGCGGCGACGGTTGGGGGGATCCTGTCCGGGATCGGTTTTGAGAGTTTGATCGGCCAGCGTTCAAGTAGGAGCGCTTTTTGGGCGGGGTCGAGGGCGTTTGCGCGGAGTTTGAGGACGGCGGCTTCTATGTAGTCGTCGGTTGGGGCGGGTTTCTTTTTGGGTTCGGGTTTCGGGGCCGCGGCCGGGGCGGGTTTTTGTGGGGGGTCGTCGTGTATGTCTGCTTTTGACCATAGGGCGGTACCGATTCCGAAACGCATCGCGCCGTTTCTTAATAGGTCGCCGACGAGTTCTTTTTCGGGGTCGGACTTCGTAGCCTCACAAGTGCCTACGGCGAGACGACGGACGCCGCACACGGTCAGCCAAGCCCATAGGGTGAGACGGCCGTCGCGGTTGACGACTCGGGGGAGACCGTTTTCGTCGTAGGCGCATGGCTCCCAACTCCAAGACGGATCAACGTCTATGAGGGCAAGCGTTACGTCGGCGTGTCCCATGTAGTCCAAGTGGATCGCGGGGACTTCGTGGTAACTGCTGCATATTTGGCAGGCTTCGCGGCGACGTTGTGCTTTTGGGGTGTCGCGGGGGCCGGAGTAGCGGGGGAGTTTTGAGACGAGTTCGGCGGGCGGGTTCGCCCATTTGGCCGCCGCGGCGCGGAGTTGCTGTAGCTCTTCCATTGTTGTTTCCTTTCGACTCGATCAAGGTAACGAACATTCGGGCGATAGTCAAGCATTGTTCGTAAATGTTGGGGGTTGACAAGCGTCGAGGTTGAGCGCATAATGAGACCCGCACAACTAGAGAAGAGTCCGACTACTGAAGGACTGCATCGCCCGCTCAGCTAGGCGTAGGGGGGAGGATCCCGCCGGCGGTAGGGCTGTCGGTAACGCGGGTGAGAGCCGTCCCGGTGTAGCAATCCCTACGAAACCTTCAGGCCGCTTAGCCATAGCGACGACGGAGGGCGTTAGATCTACTTTGCGACTCGACAAGATTCGAGCGGGCGGACCCGGGGATAGTGCCTTCCGCGTTCGCGCTTCGCGCTCACTTGGACTACCGCGCCGGCGTTGCCGGCTTGGTGGCGGGCTTGAGGGAGCCGGCCAGCTGCACAACTAGAGAAATAGTTACTGACCGGCTCAACCTGCAAGGGGCGCGTGAACGCTCTTTAAGTGTAACTACTTTTTGACGTTAGGGCTAGAGGCTGGAGGCATTTCTCCCGGGAACGGCGGACGGTCCGCGGCGATCGTCGCCTTCCATGCGGCCTCGACTCGGGCGGGGTCTTTAGCGAACGTCGGCGAAAGCTCTAGATGTAGCCATTTGCCGCCGGGGGTGCCGGCGTTCTCGTCCTTGGTGTAGATCTTGACTCCGGGCTTCCCGCCGAGTTCCGGGCGGAAGCAACGAAAACCGCGGCCCCATTCCTTGAAGCTGTAGTCGTGGATCTCTTCGATACCGAGGGCTTCGTGGTGCTTGACAAGCCAATCGAAGAAACGGGCGGCCCATTCGCGGTTTTCCGGCTTGTATCCGACGTCGAAAGCGCGGCCGGTCGCGTGAACCGACAGGCGGGTTGAGCCTCTCATAGGACGATTAGCCCATATGCCGAGGTTCGTCATTTGGGCTTTGCCTTTAGTGAGGATCTCGACGAGTTTCTCGGTCCCGGCGAGAGGTCCGGGGCGCGGGTCTTTGTTGCCGGTGTAGTTCATACGATGGGGCTTTCCGCGGCGGGGTCGCCGTCTTTGTCTTTGTCGTTACGGCCGGCGGATCCGATCATGACTCCGGAGAGGGTGCCGGTTAGGAAGCTGATCGTCGGGCCGAGGATGCGGAAAAACTCGGCGTCGTTCGGGCTTTGTTCTTGAGGCTGGGACACAAAGAGAAGGGCGTAGAGCACAACAAAAACGGAGACGGCGAGGGTCGCTGCAAGGGTGATCCCGATATAGAAACGTAGTCGGGCGTTTAGTTCGATCTCAGAAAAACGGCGGTTCGATCTCAAGCGCATTTAGGGCCTCTCGTTCTCGGCACCGTTTCCGGGCCGGCTGGCAGCAACTCCGGGAAGTAGGTTCCGGTAGCCGGACCCGCTCCGAGCGCCTTATTTTTGACACGCGGCGCGACAGTAGTTTCCGGAGCGCGAACATAGCCGCAAGGGTCCCGGTAAATATCGCTACAGGCCGTCAGGATTGACGTCAGGATTAGCGTCGCCGAAAGTACGGGTATCGGGGACATAGGCCGGGGCCTCTACTTCCTCGACGGTTGGGGCGGGCTGCTCGCCGGGGGCTAACGGGAACGCGGCTTCGGGGCCGGGGGTCCAAGTCGCGGGGAAGTCTCGGAGCTGCTGACGGTACGCGGCCCAAGCCTGCTGATTAACGGGGGCGTCGGCGACTTGAGTCCAATCGGACGCGACGAGACGGCGGTCGCGGTGGATCCGCATACGTTCGAGCCACCATTCGGTAGGGACTTCCTCGGGATCAAAGGGTGAGGAAAGGTTCATTTATGCCGCCTCATAGACGAGATAGGCGCGGATCTGATCGCTTGTCGCCATTTGGATATTGGGGCTTCCGCCCCAAGTCCCGGTCGTAGACCAATCTCCGAAGAATGAGGCCTCGGTCGAGGAGGTTACGTTCAGAATAGCCGCGTATGGGGTGCTAGTGCTTACGTCAAGGATCCAAGCGGAGCCGTAGGTTCCCCAAGTCGGGTTATTGGACGGGATAGGTAGGGACATATTGAGCGGGATACCGACTTGGCCGGTCCCTGACGCGATCGTTACGGCCATAGTCGCTACTACTACTTTTTGGATTCGGGCATATCGGGCGGTGTTGACCGTCACCCCAAAAGTCGTGGTCCCTTGACGAACTACAGGGGTCCAAGTCTCCCACACGGCCCCGATCTGATTAGCAATAGCCGCGGTCCATTTCTGACCGGGGACAATGCCGGCGGTGTACTGAGTAGCCATAGTTACCTCCTAGCCACAATAGTTGAAGTCGACAGTACCGAGGACGTCATCGTCACAAATAAGCGGCGAGGTGTAGCGCATAGAGAACGCGAGTTGGGTCCGCCATACGCCCGGTTCGATCTGATGCTCAATCCCGTTAACGAGCGCCTCCCGGTTGAACTGCGGGCCAGTAGCCGGCGTCCGCTTAAACGTCACCCGGTCCAAAAGCTCAAGGCCGAGGATCGTCTGCCAATCCGCGGCCGCGGTATTGACCGAAACCTCGATAGGTGAAACGCGGGGGACGAGAGCGCCATATACGCCGAGTTTCGCGTCGCCGAGGGCGGCCGCCGCGGCTGGGGAGTCGAGGTAGGTTTCGATTGTGAGGGCCGCGCCTCCGTACGCTTCGATCACGGCGTCGCTGTAGACGCCGATCTCGCCGTCGCCGGTGAAGTTGACCGTTATATCGTTTTTGAGGGCGTCGGCGTCGTATTCGATTGTTACCTCGGGGCCGTAGCGGAGGCCGGTCCCGGAGTCGGTGAACGTGGCTTGGGAGGTTGCGGAGCGGGCCGCGTTGAAGGCGTCGAAACGTGAGGTCATGGTAAGGACCCCGGATTTCGTGGCGTAGAACTCGCCGCCTTCGGAGTCGGTCGTCAGCTGCATTTCGGGGATGACGCCGGACCCCGATCCGATCTCCGACACGGACGCGACCGGGCTAGTTGTAAACGAGGTGAGGGCCGCCGGGTAGTCGGTGGTGGCGCGGAGCCTTTCCATCCGGGCGGACGTTGTTTCGGTGATTCGACCGGACCCGAAGTTGTAGAGGTTCGACACTTCGGCCGCGGCCAGTATCCGGTTATGTATTGAGATTTCTTGGATTGTCGCCCCAAAAAAGGTGATATTTCGGTTGGACAATCCGGAGAAGCGGAAGGCGCTCGCGGTCCTTGTTCCGGTTACGTCGAAGCCGTCGAGCCATATTTGCAAAGTCTGAGCCGCGGCGTTTACTGCTACTACGAGGTGGCGCGGGACGTTCGACGTTATTTGCTGGGTGATGGTGTACGTATGGCCGAAGCTCACCGAGTCAAGCCGGATTACGAGGCTTCCTTGGGGGTTAGTCCCGGAGTCCCGCTGATATAGAAACATAGAGACTCGGATTGTTCCGTAGTCGCAAGTAAACGAGCTGAAGTCGCCGGACGATCCGGAGAACTGGATCCATAGCGCGAGAGTGAAGTCGTAGGCGACGTTCGGGACGGCGGGCGGGTTGCTCGTGACGTAAGAGTCAACAAAGGCGGAGCCACCTAGGAGACCGTTAGCGAGTGCTGGCTGCTCAAAAAAGTAGGGGCGGGTGCCGCTACTTCGGACGAGAGCGCTTGACGAGTAGAAGTCTTGGAGGTTTTGCGAACCTTGGGAGTCGTTGCATCGCCAGTAGTTCAACGGGCTTAAAGACTCGGTATAGATCCCGACCCAATCGGTCGGGACGATCTCGTTTACCATAAGACCAAGCGCGTCAAACGCTTGAATAGTGACCGTCGAGTCGTAGCCGGCCTCCGACCATGTAACCGGCCAACCCGCGATATAGCCGCGGAAAACGTCATAGTTTACGCCGCCGGCTTGAGCGACAATCTTTATTTGGCGGCGCGGCGTGAGGTTGAGATAGTACGGGCCGGCCGTGTTAAACGGATCGAAACGGCGTTCCCGGTTGTCGAGGACGAGTTGGGCGGTCCCGGCGTCGAAGTCTTGGAGGTCGTCGGCGCGGCCGCGGGAAGTGGTGATCCCTCGGACGTATTCGGTGATTTCGGTCCATCCGGGGGACGCGACGTAGGGGCCGTCGGTAAACGCAACGAATACGCCGACTAGGGGGAAGACGGAGGTTAAAGCGTCTTCGCCGTTGTAGGTGACGGCGGCCGAGTCGTAAGTGAGACCGGCTTGGTTATAGGTGTCGGTCATTAGTTCCGGTAACCGTAAACACGGATAGAGCCGCCGGTCATAGTGCCGGCAACGCAAATGATGCTAAACGCGGTGTAGCTTGTCGCGTCGTTTAGAAACCCGCCGTATTTTTGCATTTCGCCGGCCGCGGTTACGGTCGTGAAGTCAGAGCTAACAATCGTTCTAGCCGCCAAGAATGGGTTAAGGATATTACAATCTAACGAGAGGGCGTTTACCGTCATTGCGCCAATAACCGAAAAGTTAGAGCCGTTATTTACGCTCGCGTCTCCATAGGTATTGGTCGGGAAGTCTACATACATTCGCGCGGCGTAATATCCGGTCGTTGTTGCGCCTAGTTGAAGGTTAAGTCCTTGGGTCGTACTCCCGACTCCTCCTGTGATGATCACTTTATATGCGTCGTACAAGCTTGAGAACGCTCCCGAAACCGTTACAGAGCCGACGGCGTTTCCGATCGTGACGGTTCCCGTAGCGCCTACGGTTCCGTTAGTCGCCCCGGTCGGGATGACTTTGACCAAGCCCATATATTGCTCGACTTTTTCTACCGCATCGTTCAAGTCTTGGTGCTGGCCAGCATGAGAAGGCGAGTTAAGCGGGCTACTCGTGAGCGGATCCGTAAAGTTGTCGATAGCTCCGGGGAATACTGAGGGCATGGCCTACCTCTTTCTCTTTGCTTTCTTAGGGGGCGTAGTAAGAATCTTCCCGCTCCGATTGTCGTAGGCACCGAGTACGGCGCTGACTTGCTTACCGATCGCTACCGGGTCGCCGACCCCGGCCGAAATGTTGACCGTGATCCCGCCGCCGACTCCGGGCGCGGCGATCGAAGCGCTAGAGAGCGCGTCGACTTGGGATTGCGCGGCCGATACCGCTCCGGTTAACGCGCCGCCGAGCGCTCCGGTGACGCCAGCGGAGAGACCGGCTTGGACGCCAGCAAGGTCGGAGAGGCTCGTATTTAGGTCGGATACTGAGAAGCCGGCGGTGCCAGAGAGGAGGTCGCTTGTTACTTGTGCTCCGGCTGAGGGGCCGAGGTCGAGGAGCTGCTGGAGGCCGGCTTGGCCGAGACGGTACGGGTCGCCGAGGAGGGTTCTTAGGTTCGCGCCGAAAGTCTTAGCGTCCGCTATTTGTTTCTGAAACGCGGCGGCCGGGGACACTCGGGCGGCTTGGGCGGCGGTTACTCCTCGTTCTGCCGCCTCGACCTCTTTAACGGCTTTAAGGTATGCCTGTAGGTCGTCGCCTTGTTTCGCTATGTTGAGCTCTGCGTAGGCGTCGGCGCGGTCTTTTAGAGCCGCCTCGTAGTCTTGTTCCGCTCCGGTGGCTTGGTCGTATGCTCCGGCTAGAGAGACGCCGAAGCTGTAAGCGAACGAGTCGCCGAACTCTTGGGCGGCGGTTTTGGCGTCTTCGAGTTTCTGCCGGGAGTCTTCGAGGGCGCTTCCCAAGATTTCGCGGAGGGTCCGGGCGTTGTCCCGGTAGGCCTTTTTAGCGTCGGCCTTGGCCTTGGTGTCCGCTTCTTGGGCTTCGGTCGCTTTACGTTGCCGCTCCTCGAACTCGGAAACTAGATCGTTATAACGGTCTTGGGCGCGGGAATCTACGAAGTCTTGGACGTTCTTTTGGTAGTCGTCGCCTTTCATCCGCATTTCGTCGTATCTGTCGCCGAGGTTCCCGGCTGCTTCCTCAGCGCGGCGGAACGCGGCGGCCGAACTATTCGCGGCGTCTCCGGTCGCCCGGATCGTTTCCTCCGCGTCCTCGGCGAACGGGTTAAGGCGTTCTAACGCGGATTTAGCAAGGTCTATTCCGCTTACCCAGTTAAAGAAGCCTGTAGCGGCTTCGGTGGCTCCGGTGCCGGCGGCCACGTAGTCCTCGGCTTGGATCGCGTCGGCGATCCCGAGGAGTTCGGAAGATACCCTCTCAACGACCGGGAGGAGTTCGGTCCCGATCTGCTCCTTGAGTTCGCCGAAACGTAGAGAAAGGTTCTCGATCTGTCCGGCGGTTGTGTTTACCGCGGCGGCGGACGCTCCTCCGAACTTGGTATTGAGTTCGGCGAGCACTACGTCGAGGTCGCCGGAGTTGAGCGCGGCGCTTGAAAGGCCAGCGCCGAGGCGTCGAAGTGCTGAAGTCTGACCGTCTGCCGCCTTACTCAACGCGGAAACGACGGCGGAGAGCTCTTTCCCGGAGCCGGCGGAGACGTCGACGGCGACCCCGAGGAGCCTTTGAGCTTTACCGAGGTCTCCGGTTACGCGCACAAGCTGAGCGAGCGCCGGCCGGAGTTCGTCGTCCGCGACGTTCGAGGAAAGCATGAGAGTTTCGATATACGACTCGGCGCTTTTTACCGCGGCTTCGTTCGCTCCTACGGTCTTTTGGAGTTGGTCGGCGAGGAGCGCTTGACCTTTTTGGTCGTCGATTGCGGCGCGTACGGAGTCGGCGGCGAACTGGCCGATAGCGGATCCTAGGACTCCGTAGGCAAGCGCGGAAGCCTGCGCCCATTGGGCTTGGGCTTTACCGAACGCGGAAAGCTCTTTGTCGGCTTCGCGTAGCGACTTCCGAAGCGGTGCCGTGTTTCCGGTGACCGTAATAGAAATTGCTTTAGCGCGGGCCATATCTAAAACCTTACCGTTTTGGTGTTCCCGGCTTTGTCCATGTAGACACCTCCGGTGACATTCCCGGCGGCGTCCCGCAACGTAGACGCGATTTCCCACGAGCCGCCAATGCTCGCTCCCGGGTCGCGCGTCCTTGAGGACGGTATTTTCCGCTGGTCAAGGTTGTAATGGTCAATAAGTCCCGTAATACGCGCCGCGTAGATTTCTAAAACGTCTTGACGGCGGACGTCCATCGCGTCATATATGAATGGTTGGGGCTTGATACTGCGGGCGGGCCAACCGAAGTGAATCGGGCCGGCGTATGGCACGGACGCGGACCCGACTCGGACCTTGCCGCTTGTCATTGTGGCCGCGGCACGAATAGACGAGGCGAGTTTGCCAGTACGAAACGGTACGTAACGCTTAGATCCCTCGACGATGACCTCGGCCGCCTGCCGGTGGGTTTCTTTCATTTTGGTTTTTAGGTCGTCGGACATATCGCGGAGTGCTTTTTGTGTCTCTTTAAGGCCGTCGATTTGGATTTTTCCGCCGCGGCCGGATTCCACCCGGTAGCCAAATGTCCCGGTAGCCATTAGAGGATCTCTTGGTTAAGGCGTTCCCAATCGGAAACCGGGTCGGCGGCTTTTCCGAGGGTGTAACGGACCATATAGGCGAAGATTTCCGGCGGGGTGTCGAGGAGCTGCATAGGTGCGATTCCTGTCTTTAATGCCATTAACGCTATGAGTTCGGAGGCGGGGCCTCCGGAGTAGGGTTTCCGGCGTCGTCGCCTCGGGAGTAGCGGATCGACGTCACGGTTTCTAGCCACTTGTCGAACGTCTCGCCGATCTGTACGGCGCGGTTTTTGAGGGCCGCGTAATAGGCGAGTTTGTAATGCCATGACTTAGGGGCGTCGTCGGCCCATAGTTCGGTAATGCTTTTCGGGGTGTCGGTGTCAACCTCGAAGGCGTACTCCACGGCCGGCCATACGGGGAATGTTCCCTCGCGGCCGTCCCTCTGCTGGACGGTCACTAGAAGCATGGGCTATGCGACGGCTTTGACCAAGGTTCCGCCGGTGAGCGTGACGCTCAACGTCGCAAGATCGCCGACGGTTCCGGAGACCGGCTGGGTTGCTCCGAGGTAGGCGTTTGAGATGGTGTAGCTCGGGTTCGTAGCGCTTACCGCGGCCGAAGTGGGCTTGATAACGACCGTGGTCGTTGTGCCGACGAGGGCGTCAAGGGTCGCGGCGACTTTCGTCGCGGCGAAGTCTTGGTTAAAGGTGATGTCGACCGAGTTGTTTTGGAGGCCGCCCGTATAGATACGGCCAGCGTTTGACATCGCGGTCACCTCGACTTGTTCCTTTTCGTAGTTGAGGGTGATCGACGTAACGAACTCCGTCAACGCTACGGAGTTAATAGTTACGGTTGCGTCGGTTAGAACAAATACGGCCACGGGTTACTCCTTTTCGGCCTTGGTGGATTGGTTTTCGCCGACGATGTGGCCGGCCTCCAAGAGTGCTGGAATGTTGCACCCTTCGAGTTCTTGTTCGCTGATCGAGTCTCCGGGCTTTTTCCCGGTGACGTTCTCGGAAACGACTTTGTAGTTAGGCATATGCGGAAACCTCGTAGCGGTAGGCGAAAAACTCTACGCCACCCATCGTAACGCTAATGGGGGTGGCGCGGGTGACTCTCAGCGTTGATACCGCGCCGTTTAACGTCCGGGTCGGTGTCCCGGCTTCTAACGCGGTTTTGATTGAGCCGGCCCCGGTGCCAGCAAGAAGGGCGTCGAGTTCGTCTTGTCCGGATCGTTCGCTCATCCGTGACACAACGGCGAGAACGTCGAACTCGTAGGCGTCGAGGCCGCGTTGCATCGCGTCGTCGAAGTCGACGGTTACGTTTCCTACTATCGCGCAAGGCGTCGGCGGGGCGGTGTCCGGGATGTAGTCGTAGATTTTGCGGAGCGCCGGGATGGTGTCAAGAAGTGTGGCGGCGTTTGTGCGGAGCGTCGAAATGTTGGCGCTCAACCGAGTACCTCGCGGCGGTATGCGCGGACCATCGCGGAAATGTCCCGGCCAAGAGGACTCATACGGATTGCTCCGAGTTCGGAGAGGCCGAGTACGCCACCGACGGAGCTCTTACGTTTGTAGAGGTCGGCGGTCAGGATGAGGGTCGCTTCTACGATGTCGTCGGGGACGGTTGGCCATCCCCAGCGGGCGGTAACACGGACCCCGGGGCGGTAGTTCAACGGGTACGGGAAAAGGTATTGTCCGACCATTGTCAGCAAAGTCCAAGGGCGGCCGGAGGCCGCGGCGTTCAACGGTTCGACTATGAAGTCGGTGTTATATACGGCGGCGGTTGAGTAGGTGCCTCCGCCGGAGGTGTCAAGGGCGACGGCTAGGTCGGTTGTGGAGCCTATGTCGTCGACCATGAGGGAGTAGGCGTCGCGGGTCCGGTAGAAGCGGGCGGACGCGGCGGCGTCAAGGTAGAAGCGGCGGCCGGCGATCCGGTCGATCGAACGGGAAGCGGCTTCGACGATCTGCTCTAGAAGGTCGTTTTCGGTGGAGTCGGCGAGCGGGATATCGAGATAAGCCTTCGCCTCGTTCAGAGTGACGTAGCCGTTTGTAATTGTCACTTTTTCCGGGCTTTCTTGAGTGTTGACATTACGGTTTCGGAGATGTCGGCCGGGTCAGCTTCGACGGTGACTTTTACTTTTGGCGCTTTTTTAGCGGCCGGCTTGGGGGTGCCTCCCTCGGGTGGCAGAGTCCCGGACGGCCGTGTCGAAAGGATGTCCGAGCACCCGAGGGCGGCGAGTTGGGCGATTACTTGGTCGGCGCGGTGGTGGAGTCCGCGTCGGACGTAGCCTTCTAGCTCTGCTTTTAGGGCGGCGATAATCGCGTCGTTCAACATAAGACCTTTAGCGGGTCGGCCTTTCTGCAAAGGCCGACCGGCTTAGGAGACTTGGGCTAGGCCCAAGTCGAGGTGATGAGGCCGGTTCCGGTGATCGCCGAGAACGCGGTGGGGTACTTGCCGGCGGTGTATGCCGAGAAGCCGAAGACCACGGTCCGAATGGCGATGTTTCCGTCGGGCTGCTCGAAGCGGACGTACAGGGGCGCTCCTGCGTTGTCCTCCCAAATGTAGCTTTCGCGGAAGTCGCCGACGATGACGGCGGTCTCGTTGGTTCCGGTGCCGAGGTTCGTCGGGACGTTGGCGTCTGCGACGACCGGGATACCGAGGATCTGCAAGCCGCCCATGTCGTACGCGGGCCGGTCGTAGGTGCCGGGTGCGTTGAATGGGTTTCCGGCTGTTGCGTTGAACAACGGGCGATTGGTCGAGTCGAGGGCGCGGAGCCAGCAACCGATAAGCGACGGGTGGGCGACGATATGGGTCGCTCCGCCGTAGAAGTTGCTAGAGATGGCTTGGATCGCTTCGACGAGCTTCGGGAAGAACTCTGCCCAAGTCGGGGAAGCGTCGGTATATGTAACCGCGTTAATGCCCGAAGTGTTCAGAATGCCGCGGTGCTGGCCGCTTCCTCCGGAGCCGTTGACGGCGAGCTCGTCAAGCTTGGACTGGTAGGAGCGGATCGCGTCGCCGAGGAGCTGAGTTTCGACGCCGGTACCGCGAAGGATCGCCTGCTTCGAGATGTCGAACATGGAAGCGACCGTATTAACGTTGATCGTCAAAAGGGTATCGTCCGGGTTCGATTCGGTTGGGGCGGTGTTCTCCGAAGCCTGCACGTAGCTCGTGACGCCGGTCGTCAGACGGCCAATGTTGACCGTCATACCGGACGCGGGGAGCGCCGAGTTCGTCGAAATGTCAAGGACCGGGCGACCGGCGCGGCGAAGTGTCGCGAACTGGTCAACGAGGTACTGCGGGACGACGAGACCGGCGAAGTTGCTAGAGCCGGAGTCGCGCTTCTCCAAGCGGACCTCGTTTTGGTAGCGGGCGATACGCTCGCGGGCCTCGTACGAGCCGGCGAACTCGGCGGCGATAGCGTCGCTCAAGAAGTCGTTAGCGCCGCGGGCGTGGTAGGTCAACTCCTCGGAAGTGACTTTGTAGCCGCCGGTGCGGGTTTCGGCCGGTGCCGCGGTCTCAAGACGGGCCGCGATTTCGGCGTTTGCCATGTTGCGAGTCTCGATCTCGGCGATCTGTCCGATTCGCTCGTCGAGCTTCTCGACTTCAAGCTTCAAGGCTTGAATGTTGGCGAGTTCGATTTCGGTAATGTCGCGGTTTTCTTCCGCGGCGCGGGTAAGGGTCGAGTCGATCAGCGAGGTCTTGGAGCCGCGCTGCTCTTGGAGTTTTGCAAGAAAAGTGTTCATGATTCCTCAAAAGGTAGAGACGGGGTTGGTTCCGGGGTGCCGTTCCTAGCTTGAAGAGGTGCCGCGGCGCGGGGTGTCTTGGTCAGCTGGCGGGGTGTCGCTATTCGTACTTTAGCGATTGGCGCGGAGTTGCGCGAGTATTTCTTCGACGTATGCGCTCCGGGGCCGAAGGCTTGCAAGTGGGACGCCGAAAGTCTCGTAGTAGTCGCGGGCCGTGGGGTCGTTTTCGTAAGCGCTAACGATGTCATACTCAGAAGCAAGGTCGGCGATTTTGGCTCGTTTCGCTTGCTGGCTTCCGACCATGTAAAGCTCGTCGTAGACAAGGCCAATGTCGGCGAGGAGTTGTTCGGTTTCGGCGCGGCGGTTTTCGGGTCGGCCGGTGAGAACGTAGACGGTGATCCCGGCCGAGTTTATTTCGTCAATGATCCGCCGGACGGGGCGGATTCCGTCAAGGACGATAGTCCCGTCAATATCGGTAACGAT